ACATAAACACCAATCAATCTTGTTTCTAATGTTTATAAAGAACTTAACAATGCTTATAAACATTTTGGAACAAGAGTAAGAATTATTGGAAAAATAGAAAATAATGAAAATAGAAGTCAAACACCAACGGGAAGCGTAACTTATTATCAAGTTCCTGGAGTTCAGCCAGACCAAAACGTAAGCATTGGCGGAGGGTCTGGAGGAATGGCAGTCCTTCTTAATCCAGAAACTAATAATGGATATTATTTTGAAATTGTTGCGTTAACAGAAGAAAACATAAACTCTTATTTAAAATTAGATAATCAAGGACAATCTGATATATCTATTAACAATGTTGTATTTTATAAAATTAAAAAAGACTCATCTAGTAATGATGCAATTCCAATAAAACTTTGGGGAGGGCTATCAAAAATTATTGTAGATGACGGAAGATTCACGGGACAGTACAGAACAACTGGCGAAGAAAATCCAACAGTATATGACTTAGCAGTAGAGTATGAAGACATTGGAAAAATAAGAAGATTCTATTTATATATTAATAATAAATTAATTCAAGTAGTTGATGACTCAGATCCACTTCCAACCTATAATAATATGGCTACATTTGTTCGTGGATCTTCTAGATGTATGTTTGAAAATGTATATGCTCTTTCAGAAAATTATTCTCAAAATACAGTTTTTACAGTTGGAGAAACAATCTCTTCTGCATTTGGAGATAAAGTAATAGATGCAGATGAATCATTTAAAAAATATGGAATGAGTGGAATAGTAAAATCAACATACTTATCGGGTATAAGTTCTCAACAACCACCTAAATATAATATGTATTTTGAAGAGTTTGGATCAATCATGAGAGAATGTTCTTATTTTGATATAAAATATGATCGTGCATACCCTGCTCTTTACGCTCAGTTATCACCAACATTTAATAGAATTAAAGGATATACGGCTTCTGGGTTTTACGCAGATTCATATGGTGCAGAATTTTTAATATTTAATTCTACTGATACAGCATTAAACCTTGACGAAACGACTGGAAATTATTTAAGAATTCAAGGAATAACTTTTACACAAGACACAACACATGAATTAACAGTTGATGACTACTTTAAGAAAAAAGGAAACTTGTCTAGTCCAGAACTCGCTGGCTCATCATTAATTACATCTAGTTTAGTTTCAAAAGAAAAATTTGATAAAATCAAACTAAGTAGAATGATATATGGTAATAATGAATTTACTTTACAAACCCCATATATACAAACACAAGATGATGCAGAAAGTTTAATGGGTTGGTTAACAGATAAATTAATGGAGCCTAAAAAATCTATTGGAATAAAAATATTTGCAAATCCAATAATTCAATTGGGAGATATTGTAAATATTAATTATAAAAATTCTGATGGAATAGATTTGGTAACTTCAGATACTTCTAAGTTTGTAGTATATAATATTGACTATACAAGAAGAATAAATGGTCCAGACATGACACTTTATTTAGCGGAGGTGTAATGTGTCATTAGATAGTCAAAACTGGGCAAGGTCAATGGCAAAAAAAACTGGCGATGTTGTTAGTAATGCAATAGATCCTAAAAAAACAGCAGAAGCAATATCAATTAATTCGGGGAATAATATTGGTGGAACAGGGCTTTCAGGGGCTGCCTATGTAGCCAGTAGAGGTGGCATAAATTCTGAAGGATATTATAATGATGTTCCTGCATATCAACAATTAACCGCAAATGAAAGAAAAGCCGTAACATTGGAAAATGGTCACATAGACAGTATGGCAATGCTTGCAATGTTAAATAAAAAAGAAGCAGAACATTTTGGAAGATCGTTAGACTCTGGAGTTATAAAAGGAAATGCTCCCGCATCTGTAAACATTACAGCGACCCCCCCAGCACCAACAATAATGTCAACAATGGTTTCAGAGCCTACACCACCAGTTAAAACAGCACCAATAGATACTATTCTATTTGATGATGCAGCAGTTCCAATAGAAATAATGTCAGACCTTATTTTTGAAAATATTGGTGGGCAAGAATTAATTAGTATTGTAAGATCTGATATTGTTAATGGACAAAAAATATCATATCAGCCAATTAAAAATTTATCATCAATACAACAACAGTATAATCCAAACAACATTTTAGGCCTTCAACAAACAGCAAATAGATTTTTTGCTGGATTTTCAATTAAACTAGAAGATAAAATACCAGAAGTTGGCAATGGACTAAACGGTGAAAATGTTTATTTTGATGAATCCACTGGAGATCTTATTATTGAGTTTATTAATTTAAACAATGATGAACAAATAGAGACTCAAATAACAGTAAATGGTACAATATATGAAGCGAATCTTGGAGATTATACGTCATGATAACTAACACTGGTAAAACAATTATTGCTAAATACCTGCTTGGTCAGGCACCAGCATATGCCTCTTACATTGCTATAGGTTGTGGAGCAACACCACTTACAACTGGAAATGCTATTGGAGATTATTCAACAAAAACAAACCTAGATTTTGAAATGTTTCGTGTCCCAATTTCTTCAAGAGGATTCGTAAATGAAAATGGATTAGATAAAATTGTGTTAACAGCAGAATTACCAACAGAAGAAAGATACGAGATTTCTGAAGTAGGAATTTACTCTGCTGGATCAAATCCTTCTGCTGGCGCTTTTGATAGTAAAACAGTATTTGCTTTTACACAAACAGAAAATTGGCAACACCATACACCATCTGCAGCAGTTGCAATTGACACATTTTCTGCAGCACTTGATCAGCCAGAATATGATAATGTTATTGCTGTTACAGATTCAGTATTTCAAACAAGTTCAGACAATCCAATATTTTTTAAATCGCCACGAGTTGAAAGATATGAACGACCAAGATTTTTAAATAACATTATTATGATTCAAGGAGATGACTCTGACATTTCAATTAGTGAAGAAAGTGGGGCAGCACAAGATCACTTTGTCATAGAGCCAGGATCAAGTCACATCCATCTAACTGGTGCTAGTGTTGATTTTACAAGAAACTCCCCAACAGATGAACTAAGATTGGCATTTTCTGTAGTTAACAAAGATGCAACATCTAACGATATACCAGAAAGAGTTAGAATTCTTGTTGAGTTTGCATCAACAGAAACAGAAACTGCAGAGTATGCTAGGTTTGAGGCTGAAGTTGTAAACGATAGCAGTGGCGGAGCATATGATTTTGATACAGAAAGATATTTTGTAGTAACAAAACAACTTCAAGATTTATATACGTCTGCTAATTTTACATGGAATGCTGTTACTGTTGTTAAGATTTATGCATGCGTCTTTGCAGAAGAGAGTGGTCCAATTGGAATCCCTTCACCAAATTATTATGTTGCTTTGGATGCATTAAGATTAGAAAACATTGCTACAGTAAACCCACTCTATGGACTAACTGGATATTCAGTAATACAAACTCAAGATGGATCAACAATTGTTAAAAATCCAAATACTAGCAATTATATTGAATTTAGATTTTCTATAGACGTGTCTGGCGGAGTAGTATCGTAATGGCTGACTCAGGCATAAAAAAAGCAATTATTAAAAAAGCATTGCTTCCAGCAATTGATTCAAATAATGTTGGATATATTTTTAGATATAGAGTTGTTTCAGAAGATAAAAACAGAACATCTCAATGGTCTCCAGTAAACATAGTTGCCGATGACACAATTACAGGCGTTAGTGGTGCATTACAGATATCTCAAACAATAACTACCGTTGTTTGGGATGATGAACTTAATAGACCAAAATATGATATATTTGTTGGCTTTGATAGTGCAACCCCAATATATCATGGAACATCACCAATACATACATATTCATTTTTAAATACTGGAATAACTGATGTTCGTGTTATTATTCAGGTTGAAGGATCACAAAAAACATTAAATGCAAGTCTTGAGATATATGACTCAGGCATAGAATTTTTGGTATAATGAAAGTAGGAGGCAATTAATGGCTAAAGTACCACTACCAGAAAGAGGGCAACCTCTAGATGTTACATATTTGTATCAGTTAGTTGAAGCAGTAAATGATTTGTCTACACAAGTTTCATCGGCAACCTACAACTATACAACAGTTGATACGGTAAGTGCTGGCAAGCAAAATGTTAAAACATCTGAAACCAGAATAATTGGTGGATATGTTGAGGTTGCAAATAACTCAACTGTTTCTGCTGGTAACGAAAAAACATTTACCTATGATTTTAGTGATTTTAAATATGCACCAATTGTTTCAGCAACTGCTGTAAACATTGGACAAACACCAGCAGGACAAAATGTAAATGTTATTCTAAAGACTGTAACAACCTCCAGAATTGAAGGAGTTGTAAGGTTTGGAACATCAGGAGATTTATCTCTAGCAGTACATTTAGTTATTGTCGGAATTCCAAACTAAGGATAAATAAATCAAAATGCTTAATTGCAAAAAATGCAATGGCAGACTATTTATTGATAGACAATATAGTGGTTTGCAACATATGGAAACTTATTGTATGGTTTGTGGATCAAGAACATTCTATCATCCACCGACAGAAAGCGAAGAAGGCAGATGGTTACTGGCAAAGGAATTATTCAGAGCGAAACGTACAATAACTCAACTGTAATTAAGGGTAATCAAAAAATATGGTTCCTTAATGGAGACCTTGTTAGGCTACATCACAGTTCAAGATCTACTGGTTTAGTTTCTGTTTATAATATAACTAAAGATAGACTTGAAACATGCTTACGTGTAGACTTTAGAAAAAATAGAGAACGTGCATACACTGTTGCTGAGACTGCTAAATTAATTAATCGTCACAGAAAATATATGCCAAAATTAATTAAAACTGGAATGATTCCACCACCAATAGGTGCTAAAATAAATGGAGAACGTGGATTTAGAATTAGATCATATTATTCAGAAAGCATGGTACGAGACATACGTGCTATACTGGCTACTATACATATAGGACAACCAAGAAAAGATGGACTTATAACAAAT